TAGTGCCACGGGCAATGTTTCGGCACAGAACCTACAGACCACAGGCGCATTTGGCAACATTACTGGTGCCAACTATGTGACTGCCAGTTATTTTGTGGGAGACGGCAGCCTATTGACCAATGTGGCCACCACATACAGCAATGCCAATGTGACCAGCTTGCTGGCCTCATTTGGCAGCAACACTATCAGCACCACAGGCAATATCTATACCGGCAATATTTTGACCAATGGCTATTACTATGCCAATGGTGCACCATTCAGTGGCGGCGGTGGATCAACCTATGGCAATGCCAATGTGGTCGCCTTGCTGGCCTCATTTGGCAGCAATAGTATTGTGACCACAGGCAACATTACAGCTGGCAATATCACAGTGGCCAATCTGGTCAATGCCAACAACTTTATTGCCAATGTAACTACCATTGTCAGCAGTGCCAGCAATGTAAATTTAACTGCTACCAGCACTTATAATCAAACTATCAATGGCAGTGCCAGCCAATACATTCTTTTGCCCGATGCCACAACCTTGTTAAACGGCACTATCTATGCGTTTAACAACAACAGCACACAGCCTGTTTATATTTGTTATCATGATGGCACATTACAAGCCACTGTGCCATCAGGTGGTTACATAGAAACTATTTTATTGACCAATACCACTTCAAATGGCACCTGGGATCGTCATGCGTTTATTCCCAGTTATGTGTCTTGGGGCAGTGCGGCCCTGGCCATGGGCGGTGCTGCCATTACCAATGCCGGCAACATTACCGGTGGTAATATTTTAACTGCCGGTATTATTAGTTCAACTGGACGAGCCACACACGGTGCTGTAACTTATGCCAACACAGATGGAACCAGTGGCCAGGTCTTGACCACATACGGCAACGGCACCACTTATTTCAGCACAGTGTCAGGTGGCGGTGGATCACCTGGTGGCAGCAACACACAAATACAGTATAACAACGCTGGTTCTTTTGCTGGCAACAGTTTAATGACCTTTGATAACACCACAGGCAATATTGGTCTAGGCAATTTGGTAATCAATGTAAATGATATCAATACTGTGTCGCCCATCAACATGTCTACAGCCACTGGCACCATTGCCAACGGCAACACAGTGCCTTGGCGTATTACCATAGGCAATGGATATCAGGGTTCGTTCAGTCCCTATTATGATTATACCACGCCTTACAGTGTAAGTTATCCGCGTGTGGTCATGTCGGATTACATGGTAGCTGCTCAGGGTGTGCGTAACAACATGTTGACAGCTTATATGTGGGCCAATACCAATGGCAACATGAGTAACAGTCTTACTCGTTTCAACAATTTTCGCGGTGTCACCGTGCTGGGCGGTGGCAGTTCAGGCGGTAACATAACCGGCAACGCTTTTACCATGACCACTGCGGCCACACAACAAGTGTATGTGGGCGGTTATGGCAGTGTCAATGCCAATGCTCTTACACAGGTAGGCAATATTAACATTGTCAACTGCGGTGTTATTGGAACATTTACCGGCGTATCAGTTAGTCCTGGCAGCACAGCCAATGTCACAGGCGGATTTTATGCACAGATGAATGCGTCTGATTCAGGTGGTGCCACCGGTTACGGCAACGCACAGGCCGTGTATGGTTATTACGATGTTATGAGCAACAATGTGTCCAACAGTTCGGTCACAGGCACCAATTTGTATGTGGGCTATTACCATCCCGGCAATACCAGCGCATTTCTCAACGGTGCTCCCATGGGTTCAATAGCTCGTGGAGCCGGTTCTACTTCAGGCCTGCCCAACTATTTTGCCTTCCGTAACGATGACAATTTGGCCTTGACCAAACTGGGCAGTCTGTATCAATATCATACCTATCAATATGCCAATGCGTCAGCATCAGGTTCATATGTTATTAACAAAAATTTAGGTCAGGTGCAACAGTATAATTTAACTGGCAATATAACCTTTACAGGTGCCAGCAATTTTGTAAGTTTTGTATCTAGTCCCAACAGCACCGTGGGCTTTGTGTATCAAAATGACACAGTGACCTTGATCATAAATCAAGGTCAAACCGGAGGTTACAATGTGACTTTGCCGGCCATGGGTGGCCTATTCAAATATGCCAATGGCAGCAACACCGTTCCTAGCACAGCAGCCAACACAGTGACTACCATAACTGTAACCGGTTATTGGAACTTGGCCGACAATCAGACTGAATACCTGGTCAATATCAGTCCTGCTTTTAGTTAAGGATAACACATGATAATCGTCGGACCTGGCATACAAATTGGACCTGGCATAAACCTGGGCAATTTTCCAGCCATTGTGACCGTAACAGATTTTGTTACCGAGGATGGTGCAAATTATCTCACAGATGAATCTGGCAACAATTTTATTGAACAAAACTAAGGATACCAGCAATGGCCAACATTAAATTTACACAACTACCCAATCAGTCCACAATGACTGATACCACCATTGTGCCTACGGTCAGTGCAGGAACCAACTATACTGTGACCGGTGCCAATCTCAAAACCTATGTCAACAGCACCACCGGCAATATCACAGGTGGCAACATTTCAGCTACGGGCAATGTTGCCGGCACCTATATTCTGGGCAATGGTAGTCAACTTACAGGCCTACCAGCTACCTATTCAAATGCCAATGTCACAACGCTTATGGCCGCATTTGGGTCAAATACCATATCAACTACCGGCAACATCACAGCCGGTTATTTTATAGGTAACGGTAGCTTGTTGACCGGTTTACCGGCCAACTATGGCAATGCCAATGTGAGTGGTTATCTAGCATCAGGCACCAATCTTGCCAACATTGTAACACAGGCCAATATCAGTGGCGCTTATGTGATTGCTGATGGATCAGCCTTGACCAATTTGAACATTGGACCAGAATTGGTGGCCTACTCAGGCAACATAGCCGGCGGCAATATCAGTGTTTCTGGCAATGTCACAGGTGCCTATATAAAAGGCAATATTAGTCAGGTCACCGGCGGTTATGGCAATGCCAATGTGCAGGCTGTGTTGCAGACCTATTCAGGAACCATGACCACAGGTTCACTTAGTGCTACAGGCAATATCACAGGTCAATATTTTACCGGCAATGGTAGTCAGCTTACTGGTATTTCGGCCAGCCTAGGCGGCACCATGACCAGCAACATTGCTGGTGCAGGTTACAGCATTACCGGATTGACCAATTTGACTGCCACCGGAACTATATCAGGCAATGTTATTTCAGGCAACCTAACCGGTTCTGGTGCCAATTTGACCGGTATTCCAACCAGCATTGTGGCCGGCACCGGCATCAGTGTTAGTGCTGCCACAGGTGCTGTTACAATCAGTAACAACAATCCTACACCATATACCAATGCCAATGTGGCCGCATACCTGCCCACATATTCGGGCAATCTCACAGCCGGTAATGCATCAGTTGCCGGCACTGTTGTGGCCAATACCATATCAGGCAATATTGTTGGCAATGGTGCTGGGCTTGCCAACATTGTGACCAGTATCACAGCCGGTTCTGGCATCAGTATTAATCAATCAACCGGTGCTGTCACAATCAGTGCCGGCAGTGTAACTGGAAATATTGTTTGTGGCAACTTGACAGTGACCAGCAATATCATTGCTTATGTAGAACAAACCACCAGTGGCTTTACCACTGGCACCAGTTTTACACCTACCTATTCAAACGGCATTGTTCAAAATGTCACAGCCAACAACAGCTTTATTCTTGCGGCACCTAGTGGCATGGTAGCAGGTCAAAGCATTACCTTGATTATCACACAGGATTCAACCGGAAGCAGAATCATGTCAGCCAACAGCGCATACAAATTTGCCTACGGTGTCAACACTCTAAGCACTGCAGCCAATGCAATTGATGTTCTCAGCATATTCTACAACGGAACCAATTATTTGTGTAATTTGGTCAAGGGATATGTGTAATGTTTTTTCATAATCAAACTGCTATATTTCAGCAGGCACCAATTGTGTATGGCATTTTAGATGAGGGCAGTCCTGTTACTGTAAATCCTACCATTGTAACCAACGGTTCCTCTAGCTATTATTTGTTGACCATGGCCACAGATGGCACATATGGACAAGGTATTGATATAACTGGCAATATTCATGTGGTTACAACTACGCCATTGACCTGTCAATATGTTATAATTGCCGGTGGTGGCGGTGGTGGCTTTGATGGTGGTGGTGGTGGTGGTGGCGAAGTTATTACCGGAAATATTACCTTGTCTTCAACTGTAGTGCCGGTCACTATAGGCAAATTAGGAACTGGTGGAAATAGCACCAGTGGTGGTAGCAACGGCGGTAACAGCGTGGCTTTTGGAATTACTGCACAAGGTGGCGGTGGTGGTGGTGTAGGTGGCAACAGTGGTGGCGCATATAATGGAAAAAATGGTGGTTCTGGTGGTGGTGGTGGTGTAGATCATGTAACAGGTTATCCAACTTATTATGGCACCGGCGGATCGGGTAATTTAGGTGGTGCAGGTGGAACAGTTACAGCTGGAACACCTGTATATCATGGTGGTGGTGGTGGTGGTGCTAGTGGAACAGCTGGGACCGGTGGCAGTGGTGCTGGCACCGGCGGTAGTGGTAAAGCTGTTACATTAGCTGGCACCACATATTATTATGGTGGTGGTGGTGGTGGATACTATGGTGCCAGTGCTAGCTCTGGAGGTCAAGGTGGCCAAGGTGGTGGTGGAAATGGTGGCACAACCAATGTAGTTGCACAATTTGGCACAGCATTTGGAGGTGGCGGCGGCGGTGGCGCCGAATATGTTCCTCCATATGTTCCAGTTAATGCAAGTGTATCAGGATATCGTGGTGCTGTGATTTTATTGGTTCCATTTATTACAGTATAAAAGAAAAATATGGCAAACACATTTAACGAAGCAAAAATACCCTTTACCAACATGAGCTTTACACCGGATATTCCGGCATCGGCTCTGGGTGCCAACGAATACAATGCCGGCTACAATGTAGAAACCGATACCAGAGGTATCCGTAGTGTATCCGGTGATGAATACATTTTACAACAATTGAGCGCGGCCAATGGAGTAGTGGGCACGCCTATCTATCTTACAAGTGGCTATCGTGGTGTCAGCAATCAGGTCTATTGGTTGGTATTTGCCACAGTAGAAAGCAATGGAACAGGACATTGGTATATGCAGGATTCAGCTGGCATTACTGAAATTACCCCTGCAGGTGGCCTAACCGGTTACTATCAAGGCATGCCCATTACCGAAGCCTGGAATGGCACTGTGCTGTTCCTAATGGACAGCATCAACGCACCCATGTATTTGTTGTCTACAGCCGGACAATTAAGAAAGTATGATGTGCCCTACGGCGATCAAACTCCCAACACCTATGTTTGGAACTACAATCCTGATTGGTCTAGATTGTCAGCTGGATTCATGCGCTTGTATTCTACACCCAATGTGGGAAGTATTTTGGTTGCCGGTAACCTTACAGCTGATGTAATCAGTTCAGGCACCACCAACAACTACCCAACCACAGTGCGTTGGTCGCAAGCATTTGGACTCAATGCAGGCCCAACCAGTTGGCAACCTACTATTAGCAACACCGCCAACGAACTAGAAGTTCCTGTGCGCGGTCCTGTGCTGGATGGTTTTCCAATGAATGGTAACTTTTATGTTTGTAGTTACTGGGACACAGTGATCTTCAGTCCGATCAACTATACCTCAACTAGTGCTCCTATTTTAGGTGTGCGCCTACTAAATCAAGGCCGTGGCCTACTCAATGAAAATTGCTGGGCCAATGCTGATACACTAGTTTACGGCCTAGATGCTCGTGACCTTTGGTCATTTGATGGCAGTAACTTTAAACCCTTAGGCAACCAGCGGGTTAAAAATTACTTCTATGAAAATCTAAATCCACTCTATACCAATCGTGTGTTTGTGATCAACAACACACAAAAGAATCAAATTGAAATTTATTTTCCCGACTTGAATTCTACAGGTTGGTGCAACAAGATGTTGGCCTATCGTTATGACCTGGATGTGTTTCAGGCTCCAAGAGATGTGGCCAATGCCAGTCAGGCCACAGAATCACCTGTTTGGACCGGCACCAATTATAATTCTGCTTCAAGAACTGTTATCTACACACAGGGTGTGCCCAATACCTATCTGGTGCAGAAGGACCAAGGAAATCAATTTATTGGCAATGTGGCCATTTCGAGTCAATTTAGACGCGACAACATACAGTTGCTCAAAGACTATTCAGGTCAATTGCTCCTGCATCGTATCTTGCCCGAAGTGATCAATATCAATGCCAATGGCATTCAAACCACTGCCACTGGCAACATCACTGTGACCATTGGTGGAGCCAACAGTGTGGGACAAACACCCACATTCAAACCTGCGGTCACTATTCCGGTCGCTACCGACAAGCCTTGGACACAGATCAATCAAAATGCTTACCGTATCAACACACTAGAAATAAGCAATACCAGCAATGTGGATACCTGGTTGTGTAGTGCAATCAGCGTGCAGATGACACAGACACAGGATGCTCGTTAATGACCACCTTTGCTGTCACTGATCCAGCACATACTATTGCTGCCTTAAACTATGCGCTGAGTAATCTCAACACCGGCAATGTGGCAGGCAATGTCACAATACCCGGCAATGTCCTGGTGGCCAATACCACCACCGGTGCTATTTCGACCTATGGTGGTGGCACTGTTATTGCTTATCAAAATGAATTTCTCAATGTGCGCTATGCCAATAGTGCAACAGGTGGATCAGGATTCAGCACCAACCAAGCCAATAGTCAATATTATGGTCTGTTCAATACCATAACTTCAACCGACCCCGGCGTATCAAATCCGGCCAATTATCAATGGTTTTTGGTAACTGGAGGTTTTGGCACAACCAAAACCCTATATTATCTTTGTAACGGTGGTCGCCAGGTTCAGTTATCTGCCACAACCACAGCTCCCAGTTCGGGATTTTTGCCATCTGTTAACGGCACACCGATCGATCTTGATGTTGTAACCACTGCCAACGGCACACCGGGATCGCGTGGTCCCTTGGCCATGGGTTATGTTATTACTCCCAATGATCCAAATACCAGTGGCAACACTGCCCTAAGCACCTGGTTTGCGTCTAGCAGAACAGCCAATACACCGCCGATTGGAACAGGACTTACTCCGGTTACGGGCGACACAGCCGATTTCTTTTATCCAGTGACCAGCGCAAGCGAAACTTATACCTATGATGGATCGGGCTGGGCTAACGCTGTGGCACAGGTAATTCCCGGCAATACCATTGTGAATGGCACCATAACTGGCAACGCCATTGCCAACAATACCATTACCGGACAGAATATTGTGGCCAACAGCATCAGTGGCAATGCCATTGTGGCCGATACCTTGTTTGGCAATGCTATCATTGCCAACACCCTATATGGCAATGCTGTTATTGCTAATACATTATATGGCAATACCATTGTGGCCAATACCTTATCTGGCAATGCTATTGTAGCCAATACCATTAATGGCAACGCAATCATTGCCAACACCATCAGTGGCAACACCATTATTGCCAATACCTTTTCAGCCAACACAATCAACGGCAGTGCTGTTATTGCTGGCACAATTGCCGCAAATACCATCAATGGTAACAGCATTGTTTCGGGCAGTATCACTGCTGATCAATTGGCAGCCAATGCCATTACTGCCAACACTGTGGTATCTACCGGAGCCACCATTGGTAACTTTGCCAGTCCAGGTTTTTGGTTAGATGGTGCCAGTGGCAATGCCCGCTTTGGTAACACACTCAGCATTGGTAGTCAATTAACCGTTGGCAACAATGCATCAATAGGTGGTAACCTAACTGTGGCAGGACTGATAACCACAGGTTCTCTCAATGCCAATACTGTTTCAACTCCTACCATTACCACAGGTGCTGTCAGTAGTTTTACCAGTTATGAATTGGCCGGACAAGGATCTTTTGCTCCTAGTTTGAGCAGTGGCATATGGACAACCTGGCCTGCTACCAGTTCAGGATTGACCATTACCACAGTTCAAGCAAATCAAACTGTGTTCCTATGGGAAAATGCTTGGTATACCATAGGCCTAAACAACAGTGGTGGATCCAGCACCAGTGCCACCATTGGAGCTCGTTTGGTGCGTTGGTCATATCCTAGTCAAAGCAATTTGACTGTAATATTCACTTGGCAATATGGTGTTACTGTTACCACAGGTTCACCTAACATTTATACGATTCAACCCAATCAAATACAATTGGTAGACACAGTGCCCACTGCTGGATCTTGGCAATATGCCTGGCAGTTATATTGGCAATCAAGTTCATTAAATGTTTCTGGATACAGTTACACCATCAGTCAAACCGGCGTAAGTCCTAGCCAAGTTCCGTTGACCTTTTTAGGATTGGCTCTCAAACGATGAAAACTATAACCCTATACAATAGCCTAGGTCAAACACAGGGCGTAATGTCCAGCAATGACCCCGATGCTTTTAAAGATGGACATGGTGATTTGATGGCCATCGAAGGCAGTTACAACAGCAATTATTATATTGCAAATGGTCAAGCCGTGGCCAAGGATCCACAACCATCTGAAAATCATGTGTTTGATTATACAACTAAAACTTGGCAACCAGATTTATCCAAGGCTTCGGAATTGACAAGGCAACAAAGAAATCAACTGTTGACACAAATTGATCGTGTTAATCCTGTTTGGTATGCCACATTGACTGTGGATCAACAACAGACTCTTGCGGCATATAGACAACAGTTGTTGGATGTGCCCCAACAGGCAGGCTTTCCAATTGATGTAACATGGCCCGCTAAACCCACATGGTTATAAGGAACCGCTAAATATTCATATGGCACTTACAGGACAACAAGTTGTGGCTAAACAAGCCGCGTATCAACAGCAATTAGCTCAGGCAACTACACAGGCTCAATTTGATACGATCGTCAGACAGGCCAAAAATGATGGAATAGTATTAAATCCATCGGTGGTGCAATCATCACAGGTTGCTTTGAATAAATCTCTATCCACTGCTCAACAGGCCGCCGGTCAAACCTATTTGCAACAGCAAGCACAACAACAGGCCGCGGCCAAAGCCGCTGCGGCACAACAGGCACAACAAGCACAACAGGCACAACAGGCGGCTGCTACAGCCAAGACACAGGCCGCACAAAAGGCCGCGCTGACCACACAGTTGCAAAATGCCACCAGCAGTCAACAGATTAATTCCTTGTTGGATCAGGCCAAATCAAGTGGCGTTGCCTTGGATTCTTCTACTGTAACCCAGGCTACCAATCATGCACAGGTATTGGATTTTTATTCCAATTTGAATCAGGCCACCACAGTAGCACAGGCCAAAAATATCATTGCTCAAGCCGATGCCAACCGGGTTGGTTACGATCAAGGTTTGGTCGGCAACACCTTGGCCGCTATCGGACAAAAAGAATTGCCAGGTTTTGAATCACAGTTGCAAGCCGCTTCCACAATGAAAGGTGTTCAAACTGTGGTCAATGCGGCCAAGGCCGAAGGTGTTCCTTTGGCTGCCAGTGACATTGCCAACCAAACTCAAGGTATTTTACAAAATTATACCAATCAAATCAAATCAGCCACCACAATTGATCAACTCAACGCATTGAATCAACAAATTCAGGCCGATGGCGCCAGTTTGGATCCCAGCCTGGTGGCCAATGCTGGTTCGGCAATAAAACAACAAATTGCAGATCAGCAGGCACAGTTGGCTCAACAACAAACACAGTTGGCTCAACAACAGGCACAGGTTCGCCAACAGTTGACCGACAGTTATACCAAACAGATTCAGTCGGCCACAACCAATACACAAGTAAATGATATTTTAGCGCAGGCTCAAAAACAAGATCCTCAAGTGGGTCAGGCTTTGACTTACACAGCACAGCAGACACAAAAAAACATTGCCTCAAACTATGTCAATCAACTGAATGATTCTAACACTACCAATAGTGTTACAGCATTCAACAATCTTGTCAACAAGGCCAAGGCCGATGGTATTGATTTGAATCAATATACCAATTTGTCTGCTGCACAACAAAATGTTCAGGCCGCCGAAACTAAAAATTTAACACAACAAATTCGCAGTGCATCAAATTCTGCACAGATTCAATCGGCTTTATCACAGGCTCAAACAGACAATTTGCCCATTGCACCATTGCAAACAGCGGCCACGCAACATCAACAAGTTTGGTCTGATTTGGCCAACGACATAAAATCATTGGGAACTCCAACTGTTGGTCCCAACCAACCACAAGCACCCCAACATTATAGTGATGCCTATGGCACCCTGGTAGGAGTGCCTGCCGATTCAAAAACAGGCACAGCAGCCGGATGGTATTTGCCCAGTGCTGGTGGATATCAACAGGTTGATACTGCCACAGGGCAATTGACTGGTCCGGTTATACCAAATGATCAATTCAACAAATTAACGCAAACCAGTGTTCAGGATTATTTTACACAACAAACTGCTGAGGCACAGGCTGCTGCAAGTGCCAAGATGGCCAGCGATGTCAAATCATTTGAAGCCAATTTGCCCGGATCATTGGATGCCAATTATTTAAACCAATTAGATCCTAGATGGATGGGTGTTGGTTCATATGCTGGCCAAACTGGAATGAATCGTTATTTGGGCATGGAAACAATTCAAACTCCTGTTGTTATAGATGGTAAAAGTTACAGTCTTGATTACGCCAATCAAATTGGACCCGATAATACTGTTTACACATACATTCCAACCAACATCAATACAGGCGCTACAGGTTATTGGTTAAAATCTACAACTCCATTGTCGGCCAATGGTTACGGCAGCACTGCCTATCAATCTTTACAATATGTTCCAGTAAACAATCCAACAGCCAAGCCAGTTGATTATAATGGCATAGTTGCGCCAGTTAAACAAGCTGTTGTTCAAGGTAATAATCAAACTAGTGCCAATATTTACAACACTTTTGAAACCAAAGTTGCTGCCGATCAAGCGGCACAACAAGCCGCAGCCGAAGCCAAATATCAAGCTTCTCAAAGTGGCGATGGATTTTTGTCTGGTATTACAAACTTTATTGACAAGACCATCGGTGCCAATACTTTTTTAACTATTGTAGGCGGCGTATTTGGTGGTCCATTGGGTGCTGCAATGGGATCGGCTATTGCCACCGAAGCCCAAGGTGGTAGCCTAACTGATATTCTTAAATCAGGATTATTAGGTTATGCTGGAGCATATGGCACCGAAGCATTATCAAGTGCTATCGGTGATGCTGTTAATAATGGTATCGATAGTGGTATTATTGATTCCAATGTTGGCAATCAAGTCAATCAAGGCATTACAAATTTGGCCAATGGTGAACCGGCTACAGCAGTTGATCCTGTAACAGGCACAACCACTACAGTTGACCCCTCAACAAATACTGTCACTACAACTGATAGTTCTGGTGCAGTAACTACCGAACCTGTTACAACCACACCCGCAACACCCACTGAACCAGTTGCGCCCACAGGCGGAGAAACTACACCCACAGCACCAGTTGCGCCGGCAGAAACTGCTCCTGTTACGCCTACTGCACCAGAAGCTACAACCACACCTGCAACAGAACCCACAGGTCCTGTAGCTCCTACAGAAGCCGCAACTCCGGTTAGTGAAGGTCCACAAGTTCCAAATGCTACACAAGCACCTTATAATATTCAATCAATACCGGGTGTTACCAGTGATAGCCCGGGCACAATATTCACCAATGCTGATGGCACACAAGAAATTGCGTTAGATTCAGGCAAGGTAGTTAATTTAGCTGATTATCAAGCGGCACAAGCTAGTGGTCAACCCATTAGTGTTGATGGTATGATGACTACCGGCGGACAAGCTACAGTTACTATAGAACCAATACAACCAACAGAAGTGCCCGGAAATGTGCCACCTCCGGCTCCTAGTGCGCCCAGCGAAACCATAGTTAGTGCAGTAACCAACTCAGATGGCACAGTTACCGAAACTATGGCCGATGGATCTACTGTAACTTCTAATTCTGCAACAG